AGATGCTTACGAACAGTGGTTACTAAGAGGCACACATATGGCTAATCATATAGTAACTGCATCCACTAGGCTGTGGAACTATGCACTGTCAGAAGAGTTAGTAGCGCGTACTAATCCCTTCATGTCTGTCAAACGTGTAGCAACTAAACCTAGGAAAGTAGTGTGGACTAAGGAACAAGTAACTACTTTTCTTGCACAAGCATACCAGAAGTTTGAACATCGTAACGTAGGATTGATAGTACAAATGTCTTACGAGTGGGGCCAAAGACTTGGTGATATGCGACTGTTAACGTGGGATTGTTTAGACTTAGATGAACAAAGAGTAGACATAGAACAGTCAAAGAGAGGAGCATCAGTACACCTACCTATCTCTGAAGATCTCACACTTATGTTGCTACAACAAAAGGAAGACTTTGACTTCCAAGACTTAGTAGTACCTAACGTAGTACCAGTAGGCGGTGTATACTTAGCGTATGGTCTTAAGTATTTGTCTTACTTAGGCAGAAAGATTATACAAGATGCAGGTTTACCTGATCATCTTCGCATGATGGATCTTCGTAGAACTGCTACTACTGAGATGGTAGAAGCTGGTGTTTCTTTGCCACAAATAATGGCAGTTACTGGACACACTAATCCACAATCTTTGATGCCTTACATGAAGAATACTTTTAAGAGTGCGTGTAATGCATTGAAAGCTAGGGAGGGTAAGTAGCATGATTAATGAAAAAGAATGGGTACTATTACAGGATGAACTTCCTCGCATTGGCAGTGGTTGGCGACAACTTGACGTAACATATGGTCGCAAGTGGGTACACATTACACACACTCCTATCCCTGGTTACCAACCTATTAACTACAAGATTAAGATGGAAAAGTGGAATGGTATAATGGGTAGTATGGGCAGGTATCGTGCTCGTAATAACTTAGTAGTAAAAGATGGAGAGGAATAGAAGATGTCAGATGTACATGTAACGGAACACTATCGCCGCCCACTTTTAAAAGTTATTCGTGCTAAGTGTATTGACTGTTGCTGTGGAGATAGGGTAGAAGTAAAGCTCTGTGCAATTACTGACTGTGACTTGCACCCTTATAGGATGGGAAAGAATCCGTTTTCTAATCGTTCCAAACCCTTCTCGCAAGAGCAGAAAGACCAGCTTAAGTTGCGATGGCAAGAAGGTGCTAGAAGGAAGAAAGCAAATGCTACCTGACTACATTGAATGCATTGACGTACCCGTTGGCACATCAGTGCGGGATAATTGTCCTGCATGTAAAGGTTACAAGACACTTTCAATATCTAACTTAGATGGGCACGTGATATGGAACTGCTACAAGGCAGCATGTAAGTTGCGTGGTGCTGACAAGACATCGTTAACTGCTGAAGATATAAAGAGGAGGCTGAAAGGTTATGATAAAAGAAAGCTGGTATTCGACATGCCTAAACACCTTGTGTCGTGTAAGCGATCTCGTGTGGCGATGGATTGGATCAGTGCATGGGGTCTTGAAGAACAAGAACGCCTACTACGATATGACATTCTGGAACATCGGGTGGTGTTTCCTGTCCGCCATGACGCTGCTGTTGTGGATGCAACTGGCAGGTCACTAGGAAAAAGAATGCCTAAGTGGAAACGGTATGGTAAATCTTCATTGCCTTTCGCCTATGGTAGTGGTACTGTAGCGGTGGTTGTGGAGGACTGTGTGAGTGCTGCGATAGTTGGCACAAGTCAACGAACTGGTGTAGCATTAATGGGAACTTCGATGTCCAACGAACACACACAGTACTTGTCACGGTTCTCTACAGCTATCATCGCTCTTGATCCTGATGCACTACCTAAAGCAGTAGAAATGTGTAGAGATCTACGTCCTTATGTTGATACCGTTAAAGTCCTAAAGCTGCATGACGATCTTAAGTACCGTAACGAAGAAGACTTTAACAACTTGGAGAATATACAATGGAGTTAGCCCTTGTACGTAGCCTACTAAACAAAGACTTTTATGAAAACCACAGAGGAGATAGGTGCCCACTAAAGTTATTCTCTAAGGATGTACAAAAGATTAAACTTACAGTAGATAAGACGATGGAACAGTTTGATAGGAGCTTAACTCCAGACGAAGTAGAGGCGGTATTCCTATCAGACAATCCCACTATGACTACCTCTACTAAAGATAAGTATAAGCAACTATTCTTTGACATCAAAAATGAAACAGCTATGGGTTCTGACATTGCTGAGTCAGTACTATCTAAGTTATTCCAGCAAGTAATAGGTGACGAGATAGCTAACTTAGGATTTGATTGTATCAATGGTACACTCAAGAACTTGCAGCCCTTACACAATTTGTTAGAGAAGTATGGCGATGACTTCATCCCTAAAGTTACAGTTAAGTGGGAAGATATATCTATGGATGCTTTGCTAGAAGCAGAGCAAGGTAAGTACCGTTGGAAGTTTAACTTAACCTCGTTAGCTAGACGTATTCCAGGTGTTAATGCAGGTCAGTTAGTAGAGGTAGGGGCTAGGCCAAACACGGGTAAGACATCCTTCCATGCTAGCATTCTGTCAGGTAAGAATGGTTTTATCGAGCAAGGTGCTAGTTGTGTGGTGTTACTTAATGAAGAGAAGTATGACCGTGTCATCTTGCGGTACTTGAATGCAGCCACTAACGAAAGTAGTGAGACTATCATTAAGAATAAGGAAAAGTACTACGATTATTGGAAGACAAAGAGGCGTCCCCACCTTAAGGTAGCAGATGGATCTGATCGTCAGATGTCCTGGGTTGAGTCAGTGTGTAAGTATTACAACCCTGATATTTTAGTACTTGATATGGGAGATAAGTTTGCAGAGACGAACAGTTCCATGCGAGGTGACGAGTTACTTAAGCGTAACGTAGTATATGCTAGGCAGATTGCTAAGAAGTACGAGTGCTGTATCTTCTACATGTCTCAGCTATCCGCCGATGCAGAGGGTAGGGTAAAGCTAGACCAAAGTATGATGGAGGGATCAAAGACAGGCAAGGCAGCGGAGGCTGACCTCATGCTGTTGCTGGCAAAGAACCCTACCATCTCAGATGATCCTACTATGGAAGATCAAGATCCCTTTAGGTATGTTAACGTAGTAAAGAATAAACTTAATGGCTGGCATGGTATGATTACCTGTGAGTTTGACCACACCAAATCTTTGTACACTGCTTGAGGAGAATAGTAATGCTGACCGAAAAAGAAGTTAGTACTTTAACTGAAATTGTTGAGCAACTCAAAAAGATAAACATGGACATATCTGAATGTAGCGACTTGTGGCTTTCTGATGTTAATAACCTAGCCACTATGGTATGGAAGCTGGACGCTATCGTTCGTACAAACACAGAGGATAAAGATTAATGGCTACCTTCTTTGACCCACCGGAAAGTAAGGAGCATGTCTTTGCACCTTTTGGCCCACCTATTGGATACATGAAACTGTCAGATGAGTTTGTACAAATAGCTAACAAACAGATGGATGATAACTTAGCTGAGTTAAAAGATTTCTCTGACAATCTAGTAGGCAAGGTTACACAGGAGGTTCTCTTCAATGAAGACATAAAGAATAGCTTTGTAAAAGAAGCTAAGACCTTTGTAGGTAGGTATGCTCAGTGGGCAGAGGTACGCAACTCCATGGGTAGAAGGAGATTGAATACAGATAGAAATACCTATGGCGTGGAGGTTGTAGCAGGTTGGATAGTTCGGCAGTTTGAAAACGAGTACAACCCACTGCACATACATACGAACTGCAAGCTGTCATGTGTAGGTTATTTAAAACTACCTGATGACATTGACAAAGAATGGGAAGAAGATTATACTGACCACCATCCATCCCATGGACACATCCAATTTGCCCACGGGACACCATCACATTGGAGCATGACGAACTTCATGATCCGACCAAGAGTAGGAGATTTCTATCTATTCCCATCGGATCTATTCCATTGTGTCTATCCCTTTAAAACCAAGGGAGAACGTAGGAGCTTTAGCGTTAATATAAACTTCTTAGAAAAACCTAAGAGTGTAGGAGATAAAGACAATGAAACTGGTACTTGATGTAGAGAATACAGTATCCAAAAGAGATGGGGTTATGTACCTTGATCCCTTCGAGAAAGATAATAGTCTAGTTATGGTAGGCGTTCTACCTGATGCTATGTACAAGCATGAAGAAGGACCGATGCAGGATACCAAGTGTCAACCTATGATATTTACCTTTGATCACTCTGATCATCCTGACAATGCCAACACGTATCACTGGGATGCAGATGCAGTTACCAAGTCAGTGACTCCTCATGTTTACCTACAAAGGTTACTAGATCAGACTACTGTACTCATAGGTCATAACATATCTCATGATCTTATCTGGTTGTGGGAGTCAGGGTTTACATACAATGGTCCTGTCTGGGATACAATGGTAGCAGAATACATTATGTTACGTGGGCAGAAGGCACCGCTGTCCTTAGATGCATGTGCAAAGCGACATGAATTGGCTACCCAGAAAGGAGACACACTTAAGAATTACCTGAAGCAAGGCTGGTCTGTGCGGGACATACCCTGGGACGAGTTAACTATGTACTTGGAGGCTGATCTATATGCTACCCAACAGCTAATGCAGGTGCAGCGGGAGCGATTGTATACAACAGATATGAGTTCTCTAGAAAGCACACTTGTACTATCGAACGAGATGACGCTGGCTCTCACAAAAATGTATCAGCGGGGGTTTAAAGTTGACCTTGACGCACTAAATAGTGTACGCGAGCAGTTTGTTGCAGAGCGTAGTGGGATTGTAGATTACCTAGAGTATGCACTGAAGGATCTTATGGGTGACGTACCTATAAACCTAGCTAGTCCTGAACAGTTATCTTCTGTGATATACAGTAGGAAACCCAAGGACAAGAAACAGTGGTCAGACTTTGGGCTTACCAGGATGAGTGAAAAAGAGTTTAGAGATATAGTTAATACTCACACTGAGCCTGTCTACAAATCATATCTACGTAAGTGTGCAGACTGTTACGGATCAGGACTCATTAGGAAAAGGAAGAAAAACGGTGAGCAATACAAGAAAGAGAATAAATGCAGTGGTTGCACCGGTAATGGTTATACTGTTGTTCGCGGCAGTGATATTGCCGGTCTAAGAATAAGCCCTCCATACAGTAGGTTCCATGCGTCACATGGTTTTACTACTAACAAGAGTGCGCTAGAGTATCTAGGCAGATTGGCGTTACAATACGACAAAGAGAAAGCGGCGGACTTCTTAGGCAAAGTACAACGCCTGTCTGCTTTAGATACGTACATTAATTCCTTTGTTGATGGCATTAAAAAGCATGTCAAAGACGATGGCTTTCTACACGTAAGACTAAACCAACACATGACATCCACTGGTAGGCTTAGTGGTAAAGAACCTAACATGCAAAACATGCCCCGAGGTGGTACCTTCCCTGTCAAGAAGGTGTTTGTATCCCGATGGGAAGGAGGTAAGATACTTGAGGCTGACTTTGCCCAGCTAGAATTTAGGGCCGCAGCTTTCCTATCGCAAGACGATATAGCTATGCAGGAAGTACGTGACGGGTTTGACGTACATGCATACACTGCTTCAGTGATCACCGAGGCAGGACAAAAGACATCACGTCAAGATGCCAAGGCTCATACCTTTGCCCCGCTATATGGGGCTACTGGCTATGGTAGAACCAAGGCTGAAGCAGAGTACTACACGCACTTCGTTACTAAGTACCAAGGCATTGCTGACTGGCACCAAACGCTAGCACGGGATGCCTTAACTAAGGGTGTAGTAACTACTCCTTCCGGTCGTGTCTTTACATTCCCCAACGTTCAAAGAAAGGTCAACGGTACGGTAACGTACTTCACACAGATAAAGAACTATCCTGTGCAATCCTTTGCTACTGCCGACATAGTACCCCTAGCTTTCCTAGAGATCGATAGGATGCTGCTGCAACTCAAGTCATGCATTGTAAACACAGTACACGATAGCATCGTAATCGACGTACACCCCAATGAGGAAGCATCTGTTACCCAAATTATTGATGTCGTAAATAGGACATTAAAAGATGTCATTAATTTGCGATGGGGCATTGACTTCAACGTGCCTCTTGTGTTAGAACCTAAGATAGGTTTCAACTGGCTGGAACTCACCGAAGCAGCCTGATAAAACAAAACAAAAGGAGACTATAAAAATGAATAACGAACTTGCCACTATCGATACCAATAACTTCGCCGCCATGGCAGCTATCATGGGCCTTGCTAAAGAAGAGTCTTCTGCCAAGCGCAGCACCCTTCCTCGTCTACGTATGATCCACTCGGGTATCATGGGTGAGGCTGAAGTTAAAGGTAAGAAGATGAAGATGGAAGTAATTCCAGGGGGTGCTTACAAGTTAGAAATCCCTGATGGCAATACCTACTACGCTGTTAACGTAGTCCTGCGAACTTTCATGCAGCGTCAGATGTACAAGCGGTTTATCAAGGGGGATATCAATAGCTCTAATCGTTTTGTTAAAACTGTCATGGCTACTACGCTGTCCAATGATCTTAAGGACAATGAAGGTGGCTTTAACTGTGGCAAGCCGAGTGGCTGGATCAAAGACTTCAAGGCGCTACCTGCCGCTACTCAAGATCTAATCAAGCAGATTAAACGTACACGAGTTATCTTTAGCGAGGTGACCCTTGTTGATCCAACTGATGAGAAAGGAGTACCTGTAAATGTAGATAGCATGTCTGCTATTTGGGAAGTAGATAACCGCACGGCATACAAGACGATGGGTGATATGTTTGGTACCATGGCTAAACAGCAGTGTCTTCCTGTCCAGTACGGTATTAACATGTCTTCCACTGAGGTACCTCTGCCTAATGGTAGCTCATACTATGTGCCTGAAGTAGACGTTGATATGGATGATGTGATTGACGTTACGGAGGCGGATCAAGAAACCTTTGCTAGCTTCCGCGAGTGGACTGACTCGTACAATGAATACATACTAAAGACTTGGTCAGAGAAGAACTCTGACTCTATGTCCCATGCGGATACTGCTCTTGCAGATGACTTGTCTAATGTGTTTGAGCAAGAAGAAGGAGTGCCTT